AGCAAAAGCTAAATGCAATTCGCAGGCGTTACGAAAAAACAAAAGAGATGCGTAATGGCCTTGCCGGAAACGGTGCCGGAATGGTGGCTACAGGCGTGACTACCGGTATGACTATGCTGGCACCGATTAAAGCCTACGCCGATTCTGAAGATGCAGCCACGCAGCTGTCGGCTTCAATGATGGGACCGGGAGCGGCAGTATTACCGGAGTTTGAAAAAATTAACCGGCTGGCCGTCAGCCTTGGCGACAAGCTGCCGGGCACAACGGCCGATTTTCAAAACATGATGACCATGCTGCGCCGCCAGGGAATGTCGGCACAGTCCATTCTGGGGGGACTGGGTGAAGCAACGGCTTACCTTGGCGTACAGCTAAAAATGGCACCGGACGAGGCAGCAGAGTTTGCGGCCAAACTTCAGGATGCCACGCAGACCTCTGAAAAAGACATGATGTCGCTCACCGACATTATCCAGAAAGGTTTTTATGCCGGTGTAGATTCAGGAAACATGTTGCAGGGTTTTGCCAAAATCGGCAGCGCAATGGACATCATCAAAATGAAAGGACTGGATGCCGCTCAGGCTTTTGCTCCGCTATTGGTAATGGCCGATCAGCAGGGCATGGACGGCGGTTCTGCCGGGAATGCCTATCGCAAAGTACTACAGGCAATGATGAATACCAAAAAAATCAAGGGAGTGAATAAAGACCTGAAAGGCACTGGCGTAAAGTTCGATTTTACCAATGGTAAGGGCGAGTTTGCCGGTATCAAGAAAATGTATTCCCAACTGGACCAGTTGAAAGCACTAAGCACGGAGAAGCGGCTGCGAACGTTGAAAGATATGTTCGGTGATGATGCAGAGACGTTGCAGGTGCTCAATAACATGATCACCAAAGGATTGAGCGGCTACCGGGAAACGGCTGCTAAATTACAAAACCAGGCATCACTACGTGAGCGCGTCGACGCCTCGCTTAAGACGTTAGGCAACAAATGGGACGCGGCGGGCGGCTCGTTTACCAATGCCAAATCCGCTATCGGAAAAACCGTGGCCCCGGATTTAAAACGGCTGATTGACTGGTTAGGCGAGCTCGCCAGCAGGCTGGGCAAGTTTGTCGAAAAACATCCACAGCTTACTGCCGCGCTATTTAAGCTGGGCGCGGGCTTTGCTATTGCTACGACAGCTTTGGGTGCTTTGTCATTGGCTGTAGCAGTGATATTAGGGCCGCTGGCACTGTTGCGAATGAGTTGTAACGTGCTTGGGCTAAAAGCCTTCAGTAGCTTTGGATTAATTCGTAAAGCGTTGGGTGGTGTTGGCAAAAGTGTTTTGTGGCTTGGCCGATTAATGCTGGCTAACCCGATACTGGCGGTGATTGGGCTGATTGCTGTTGGTGCGATTTATATCTGGCAGCACTGGGACACGCTGGGGCCAAAATTCACCGCGTTATGGAACAAAGTGACCAGTGGCGTAGCGGAAGCATGGCAAACGGTTAAGCAAACTATTAGTAATAAGTGGAAAGAGATTATTAGTGATGTGGCTGGCCTGCCTGCGAAGTTTAAGGAAACCGGCAGCGCCATCATAGACAGCATTCTCACAGGCATTAATGAGAAGTGGGACATGCTGAAGAATAAGCTGTCATCGCTGACGGACTATCTACCGGACTGGATGAAATCCCACAAAGATAAACCCGGCTCACCGGCTGCACCATCCGTACCTGGCTTTGCCGGAATGTATGACAGTGGCGGCGTTATTCCATCCGGTCAGTTTGGCATTGTAGGTGAAAACGGGCCGGAGATTATAAACGGTCCTGCTCACGTCACCAGTCGCCGCCGCACGGCTGCGCTGGCTGCTTCAGCGGCGCTGACAATGGGCGTGGCCGCAACGCCTGCTGCTGCATATCCCCTGCATCCGATGAGTTTGCCCGCTAAGTCACAACCTGTGGCAACAGCGGAGCGTACCCATCAGAGCCACGGATCGCCGGTGCATATTAATGCGCCGATAACTATTGTGCAGCAGCCGGGGCAAAGTGCGCAGGACGTTGTGGCGGAAGTGATGCGGCAGCTGGCAGCAAAAGAACGGCAGGCACAGGCCCGCGCCCGTAGTACTTACAGCGACAGAGAGGGATTTGAATCATGATGATGACGCTGGGACTGTTTGTTTTCATGCTAAGAACGGTCCCTTATCAGGAGTTGCAATATCAGCGCAGCTGGCGTTTTCCGACTAACAGCCGGGTAGGGCTGCGCCCGTCTACGCAGTTTCTCGGTCCTGACAATGATTCCGTGACGCTTTCCGGTGTGCTGTTGCCGGAACTGACCGGCGGGCGGCTCTCGCTGTTCGCGCTGGAGCAGATGGCGGAGCTGGGCAAGGCGTGGCCGCTGATTGAGGGCAGCGGCACCATCTACGGCATGTTCGTAGTAGAAAGTCTGAGCCAGACCAAATCGGAGTTTTTCAGCAACGGCACCTGCCGCCGGATTGAGTTCACGCTGACGCTTAAACGAGTAGACGAGTCACTGACGGAAATGTTTGGCAGCCTGGGCGATCAGCTATCCGGGCTGCAAACCCGCGCTACGTCTGCCGTAAACGGTATTACAAAAGCGGTGGGAGGATTACTGGTATGAACGCCGCTGACTGGATTAAAGGCAGCGCTACTGCACCGGCGTTTCGTCTCACAATGGATGGTAAAGATATTACGCAGCGACTGGAAAAGCGGCTGATTGGCCTGACGCTTACCGATAATCGAGGTTTTGAGGCCGATCAGCTTGAGATTGAACTGGACGACGCAGACGGGCAGTTACAGCTGCCGCGCCGGGGCGTAGTGCTGAATCTGGCACTGGGCTGGACGGGCCAGCCGCTGATTCCCAAAGGCACCTATACCGTGGACGAAATAGAGTATTCCGGTTCGCCCGATCGGCTAATGCTTCGCGCCCGCAGCGCGGACTTTCGCGCCACGCTCAATACTAAGCGCGAAAAATCATGGCATCAGACCACCGTGGGCGCGATGGTAAAAGAGATTGCCGCCAGGCATAAGTTAACTGCGGCATTAAGTGATGAGACAGCCAGAATGGCGATCGACCATCTGGACCAAACCAATGAATCTGACGGCAGCTTCCTGATGCGGCTGGCGCGGCAGTGCGGAGCGCTGGCCTGTGTTAAAGATGGCAACCTGCTGTTTATTCGGCAGGGGCAGGGCAAAACCGTCAGCGGCAAAACGCTGCCAGTTATCACGCTGCTTCGTTCTGCCGGAGACAATCACCGCTTTAGTCTGGCAGACCGCGACGCTTATACCGGCGTAGTTGCCAGCTGGCTGCATACACGGGAGCCGCAAAAAAAGACGACGACCAAAGTTAAGCGCAGGCGCAAAACCACTAAGAAAAAAGAGCCGGAAGCGAAGCAGGGCGATTACCTGATTGGCACGGATGAAAATGTACTGGTGCTAAGCCGGACCTATGCCAATCGGGCTAATGCAGAAAGGGCCGCTAAGATGAACTGGGAGCGTATGCAGCGCGGCGTAGCAACTTTTTCAATCCAGCTGGCACGCGGGCGGGCGGAGCTTTATACGGAAATGCCGGTAAAGGTTAGCGGATTCAAGCAACAGATAGACGCAGACGAATGGATTATTACAACGCTAACGCACAGCCTGAGCGCAGACAGCGGCTTCACAACCAGCATGGATCTTGAGGTAAAAATAAGCGCCCTCGAAATGGAATAAGTAATATCCCAATGTGGTTTATTTATGTATCATTCATCACAAATGGGTTGAGGGTCTGGTTATGATGAATTGTCCCTTGTGCGGGAATGCCGCACATACACGCAGCAGCTTTCAGGTTTCAAAGACAACTAAAGAACGTTACAACCAGTGCCAGAACATTAACTGCGGCTGTACGTTTAAATCTCATGAGACGGTAGCGGAAATTATTATGAAACCGGGGACTGTAAAAGAGGTTCCGCCGCATCCCGATCGGAGTCTCCAGGGCACGCTTTGGATGTGAAAAGAAATCACAGCAACCTGCTTCGGCAGGTTTTTTTTCGACTGGAGAAAAAAAGGTGCTGCCATTTTGCTGCCAATGACCACCGCACAAACAAAAAAGCCACCCTTCAAAGGTGGCTTAACTGCATGATTTTCATCACTAAATCTGGTGGCCCCTGCTGGACTTGAACCAGCGACCAAGCGATTATGAGTCATAAAATTGGCATGTTTTTAATTGTTCGTCATTGTCTCTGTTTGTATTTTTAATTGTCTATAATCAATCGGTTATGAATTTATTTTTGTTTCTGATTGGTTCTATTATTTTCCCATTGTACTATCCTTACCTGACCCATTACCTGACCCAAAATGGGCATTGGGTCAGGGAACGCTTATCCTCTGAAAGGTAACCTCATGGCCGCTAATCTTACCGAGACTGCTATACGTGGATTGAAGACAAAAAGTACGTCGTACTACGTGTGGAGCAACAGCGCTCAACGTGGTACAGGCAGACTTGGTGTTAAGGTTCAACCATCAGGCAGCAAGGTTTTTTATTTCCGTTACTACGTTGAGAAAGGTAAGAAAGAGAAGTTCATTCAGTTGGGCATCTGGCCTGAGATGAAACTGGTGACGGCCAATGAGCTGGCGAAAAAGTATGGTGCCTGGCTTATTGAAGGAAAAGAGCCGCAACAAGAACTTGAGCAACAACGCCTGGCCGAGCAGCACATCATGCAGCTTCATCGTTCGCAGGGATCGTTTAAAGAACTGGTTCACGGTTACGTCAATAAGATGAAGCTCGACAACAAGCGGACGTGGGCTGATGTATTGAAGCGCATGGAGCGAGAGTGCTACACCGTTATTCCTCGTGATACCAAAGCGAAGGACGTGACACCTCTGCAGATCAAAACCATCCTCTCAGGCATTATCCAGCGTGATGCTGTAGTCCATGCGAACCGAATTCGTTCCTACCTGATGGCGGCATTTAACTACGGTCTGAAGGCTGATAACGATCCGATGAATACCAGCGTGGGTATTACGTTCGGTCTTGAAGTTAATCCGGTATCGGCCATACCGAAGCAGTCCTCGGCGGAGAAAGTGGGTGATACATGGTTAACACTGGAAGAGCTGCGTTTTGTCATGGAGCAGTTCGCTCAGGCAACTAATGTTGGGCCGTTGATGCAGCATCTTATTCGCTTCTGTATTTATGCTGGCGGGCAGCGTCCATTTGAAATGATTGCCAGCCAGTGGAGCGCGATTGACTGGCAGCAAAAGACGTTACTGGTCATAGCCGATGTATCGAAAAACAAGCGTGAGCACCTGATCCCGCTGACTGAATCGGCATTAAGTGAATTAGCCTCAGTGAAAGAATTGACTAAGGAAAGTAACAGCCCCTATATCTTCCCGCTCTCTACCAATGGCGAACGACCGGTGCGTACCGATAGTCTGGCGCGTTCTATCATGTATTTCCGGGCTTTTAATCCTGAGTTTAAGGTTTTCACAGCGCGAGATTTACGCCGCACCTGTAAAACGCTGATGGGGGAGGCGGGGATCAGCAAAGAGATCCGCGACCGTATCCAGAATCACGCTTTGAATGACGTCAGCTCGAAACACTATGATCGTTATGATTACTTGCCTGAAAAGCGCAGGGCGCTTGAGATTTGGGAAGATAGGGTCAACAACTATCAGCGACAGCAGGAAAACAACGTTGTGAACTTGTTTCGACGGAGGTAAGAGCTTGGCAAAATATGAGCTTAATTCAGCAGAAGAGCGGTATCAGCCGGGTTCTGGAGACTTAGTGCTGGCTAATAAGCTGGGAATCATTGATGAAGAGGAAATGGAGGCGCTGGAATCTGGCCTGCTGCTGATGCTTTATGAACAGCTATTTATCGAAGGCCAGCCGCCAGCGGCGCTGGCTTTTGAGCATATCAGTGGCTGGCATCGTCAATGGCTGGGGAATGTATACGACTGGGCGGGGAGATTGCGTAATGCCAACTTAACTAAGGACGGTTTCCAGTTTGCCGCTGCTGACAGAATTCCACTGCTTCTGGATGGTTTCGAGAGGCAATTTCTCTCTAGGTCTGGTGAGCTGAAATCTCTGGCTCGTCCAGAGCTGGTTCGTTATCTGGCTGAATGTCATGTGGAATTTATTTTGATCCATCCATTCAGAGAAGGTAACGGGCGTCTGTCGCGGCTACTTTGCGATGTGCTGTCGGTTCTGGCAGGGAAGGGCTTACTTGATTACAGCCTATGGGATGAGCACAAGGCGTTTTACTTCAAGGCAATACAGGCGGGCGTATCAGGTAACTACAGCCCTATGATGCAACTGGTGAGAGATATCTTGCCAGATTAACGGGCGAGGCCAACGGCTTTCGCCTGTGCCTGATTTTTCTTGAGTTGCTGCTCAATTTTTTGCACAGAAACGCCCGTTTCGATTGCGGTTGAGCTGGCAACGGCGCGATAGATTTGGGCTTTTGATATAGGCGTTTTCTTCATGATTCCGTGTTCTGTTAGGTTAATCCGGAAATTTTAGAGGGTAACGAGACTGCTTGCAAGGCATAGACTGAATTTCACTTTTCAGTTATATAAATCAATATAAAAGCACGTATAGCGCAAGCAGCGAAGCGTCACACAGGATGATAAGTCGAATGACATTAAAACAGCCCGATTTTTACCCTTTATCAATGGCATCTGAAAAGTGCCATATAATGTCTGACAATGTACTGAATGATTGGCTTGATCATAAGGTTCCACTCTACATTCGGTTGGATGCTTTGCCATGCCAGATCGTCAGGTACCTTGGTGGAGGCCAATCTCTTCTTAAAGATTGGGAGAGAAAGATTAAATCAGGCATAGATTATTATCAGCATGAAAAAATGCCAGAGTTTAAAATAAGGCAGTTTTACCCGGAGAAAGATGCAGAAATTGAATCTCGACTTCTGGAAGGTGACTTGGGGATATGTCGTTATACCTACAATGGGCATGCACATGGTTACTGGCGGGTAAAAGCTACACCTGTAACCCGCTTCGCTGAAGGCCCTTATGTGTTGGCAGATATGGATACTGTCAGAGAAAATAATAATATCGCAGGTGCGATTGCTGTATATGGGAAAGATGACTGGGATTATTTGATATTCCAAAACAAAGTATGCAGAGATAAATCAGAATTGTTTTTTGATGCGCAAGTGTTTTTGCCAGAGAGTGAAGAATCTATGTCTGAAGAGAAGAAAACAAAACAAACCCGAATTTCAAGGTCAGAAAGAATAGCCCTGTATGTCATGCTGAAAGAACATTATCTTGATGGAAATAATGATGTCAATTATTCAAAAATGGCAGAAATGCTTACGGTGACGGCCAGAAAACATGGCTTCAGTAAAGCATTCAGTGATGACACTATTGCAGAATGGATAAAACGTTTCGACGATAAAAAAGAATAAAAATTTAATACCCAACTTCACACTAGTGGCGAAATATTAGAAAACAGTAAAGCCGTTGTCACTCCATCAATGCGTAGCGCGTTCCTGACATTCGTGACATTCGTGACATTCGTGACATTCAGGCAACCGCTGTATCGTTGCCTGCGTCAAGGCTCCCAAGCCAGTTATTCGTGTTTTACGTGACCCATAGTAACCGCATTAAGCCCCGCATTAAGCCCCGCAATAAGCGTTGATGCCTTAATAAGGTGTCCGCTGCTTTCATTCAGTTACCCATCTGCGACATGCTGCCTTCACTGAAACAAAGGAGGCGGTATGAGTACAAAATTTATTAAACCCACACCGGAAGCACGCTTGAAAATCCTGCGCAATTATGGGGAACAAGGCGATCGCCTGGTGCGTGAACGGGAGCGTCAGCGCATAACGTCCATTTCCCGCTCTACCGCGTGGAAACTGGAACAGGTTGGTAAGTTTCCACAGCGTAAGTCTATCGGCCTGAAGTCCTGCGGATGGCTGTTAAGTGATCTGCTTTGTTGGATCAATGAGCGTTAGCATGGGACTTTTTTTGCATTCATTTTTTTTGTTTTTTCCTGAAAGCCCCGTGTTCATCCTGCTATTTCTGCCATTAATAGCGGAATAGCAATACGAGGGGAATCGTTTTAAACGTTAACTGAATAAGAGGTATCTATGCTATGTGGTCGTCCTTTCCCTGTGCACGTGTTCCCGCAGATCATCAGAAATGCGGTTTATGAAGTGGAACAGCATACGCAGGCTCCCCAGGCTTTGATTGC